GGCTGAGGAACTCTGGGGCGGCAAGCCCTCCAGCGATTCCGCAATGGCGTCGGATATGCGGGTCAAGTCAACGAAACTGTACGTGTGGGATGAGTTCGGCAAGTTCCTCCAGAAAACCAAGATGACCAGCGGCGGCAGTGCCACACTCAACACGATCCAAGATGCAATGCTTGAGCTGTGGTCTATCAACGGCGGAACCTGGAAGCAGAAAAGCTATTCTGATTCCAAGCTAAACAAACAAGTTGATGATCCCTGTATGCTGCTTCATGGATCGACCACACCCGGAACGCTTTGGGCTGGGTTTGATGAGTCGAATCTATTGGATGGCTTCTGCGCTCGCCTACTGATCTTCCAAGAGCATCAGTACGGACCACTCCAGGAGACGGAGCAACAAGACCCTCCAGATTCGATTATCCAGCAGGCTAGGTACTGGGTCCACTGCAAGCACCATGATGGCAATCTGCCCGAGCTGAACGCTGGCTGTCGGGTGATCCCAGAGACTGGCAATGCTCGCCACTACTTCCGCGAAATGGCGGGACTGATGGAGGATAACCTCCACGATGAAGCAGCAGCGGCACAATGGGCCAGGTCCAGCGAGAAGGCCCGCAGATTGGCTATCTGCTACGCTTGCAGCCGTGACTACCAATCACCGCTAATCGATGACGAAGCTGCTCAGTGGGCCTGCGACGTGGTCAGAATCGCAACACAGCAGTTCCTCAAGGCGGCAAGGTCAGAGATTACCGGGAGTGACTGGCAAGCGGTCAGATGGAAGAAGATACTTTCATACATCAAGAGCGAAACGAAGCGCCGGCAGCCGGTTAGTAGATCGTCACTGCTTAGAAAGTTCCATCTGCCCGCGTCTGAGATGGAGAAGATACTAAACGCCTTGGCCGAGGCACGGGAGATTGAGGCTGTCGCTGTCGCCGATCCAAGGCCAGGTCGCCCTGGGACGTACTACCGGGCGATGGGATGAGCTCTTCAACACTCAGGATCGTCGAACGCAGGATCGTGTAAACGTGGTTGTTTGGGTTGTCCCGCTCGTACTTGCCGTCAACTAACCAGCACCCAAGCGTGATTGTTTTGCGGTGTTTGGCGACCAGCTCACCTACCAGCCTGATTTGATAGGCGTCGTCGCCCTCGGCATGGTCGAGGAAGACAACTCGATAGAGGCGACCTAGTTCAAACTTCTGGATGGTCATAGGTTGGTGCCTGCAATCCTGCTTCAACTGCCAGAGTCAAGGCGAACGCAACACGGGTCAGGGCGTTGACTAGGTGAGGTTCGGAGCGATCACCAGCGGACCACTCGACCAGATGATTCATGGCGTGCCCGATGTGCTCTTCGAGCGGGATCTTTTTCCAGTTGTGGAGCCCGTACTTTCTGAGCCCGAAGCCGTTACACTGGGCCAGTAGCCTGAGCACCACTGGCGGAACTGCATCGTACCTTGCCAGCGTGAACGAGTGCTTTCCACCCTGGGCGTTAGTCTCGGTGTCGCCTTCGCGCAGCTTGGGAGGTTTCACCCACTCTAGCCTGCTCTCTCTCTTTGCTTTTGTCGTAGCAGATGGCTTGTTTTTGGTCTTCTGGGATGTCGTCATCTTTGATAGCTCGCAGGCACCTTGGTATGTAATCTTCTTCCGATTCGTTCGGTAGTCTGTTTGGTATCGGCATCACTTCGCCCTCACCGCTTCGAGGTTCAATCGATCCGCACCGCCCTTGCTACGGCTTACGGTTATCCCCAACCAAGCCGAACCGATATTCTTTGGGCCCATGCCTCGCTCTACTTCCCAGCCGCCCGAGCCATCGCCCCAGGCATCCTTGTAGCCAGGGCACCGAACGTGTAATTGCTCATCGCGATACACCCGCCCGTGCTGGCTGATACGCTGGCGAGGGATGCTAAAGATCCAATCGTCGTGGGTGTGACCAGTAAGCACTACATTGGCGTCGGGCGTGTAGTTGGCGATTCGGTTAGTCTGGATCACCCCCTTCGTTACTGGCCCACCACCTCCTGAGCCGTGGTAATGATGAAGCCAGGCGGAGGCGACGTATCGGTCCGGGTTTGCGGATGATTTGACCGACAGCCTAACCCACCCGCTGTAGCCAGAGGATAGCGTGACGCCTCCAACCGATCGCAGGCCAGCAGTCAGCCTATCGGTTAGATCCGTTTCATGGTTCTTCTGGATCGCCGTTTCATGATTGCCACGACCACAGATAGCGAGGATCGATTTGTACGGCTGGTAGAATTCAACGGCAGTAGATACCAGGGAATCGAGGTAGTTGTTTGTTTGATGTTCCGGGCGGATGGATTCCTTCGACGATCTGCGATCGTATTTCCCTTGCATCGCGCAGAACAGATCGCCGTTATCTAGCACTGGGCAATTAGATTCCATCGCCTCGTTCAGGTGCTTCCTTTCCAAGTCCTGATCGCACTTCGGGTTGTCATGATGGACGTCGGAACGAAGAAGCATCCATGCGGTATCTTGGCCAATATCCCAAAAGCAAAGCTCAAAGACGTTAGGCCCGATCTGTTTTAGCGTCCACCTTTGCATGGTCGTTCCTCAAATTGAGTCTAGATCGGATCGCCTCTACACGCCCCTCGCCCCATTCATCTAGCCAGCCCTGAAACCAATAGAGGCGATCAAGCTCGCCCATCTTGTGCGGGTTGCTGTCAAATGGATCGCCGTTATTGAACGCCTCCCGGCCTCGGCTGTTCGCTGTTTTCTTCTTGCCCATCGATCGCCTCTTTCGTGAGTCGGCAAGCTTCTTTGATGATTGATCGCCACGGGTCAAACGGGTTGAGCCATCGCAACGCCCCAGTCATTGTAGCCCGAAGTGCGGCAAAAATGGTGACGCTCCAATCGAACTGCTCCGCGTTTGCCCTTAGTTCATCGGCTAGGCTATCAATCTCGGCTAGGCATTTCTCCCAGCCTTTGGCATTCATGTTCGCCTGGACTCGCCTACATCCACACCCCTTGGGCGGATCAATTCCGAAGTGTCGCTTGATTAGGTAGTACACCGCATCCCCTGGCCGATCGAGTCGGTTCCGTGCGGGGCGTGCTTCGTGGCGGATCACCTGGAGAAGCGATCGATCCACGATTGGCGTAGAGTCAACCAGGCAGCACCCAAAGTGCGTCACTGGGTTTGGTGCTTTATGGATGGCCCCGCAGCGCGGGCAGATGGATTCGATCATGGTTGGCAGTTAATGGTGATGGTTGCTGTGGTCGCTGAGGTGAAATTGACTGGCAATGTGGTATCTGCTGGGTCGGTTCCCTGGCAGCAGTCACTTAGCCACGACCGGCAGGATACCGGATCTGCTTCAGACTCGTTGCACTGGCTCACCGGGCATGTTGTCCAGGTCATTGTGATACTGTTTTTTGTGGCACCGGAAGTACGGTTCAGCGTGTGATTACCGCAGACATCATCACAGTCTAGCGTCAGCGTAGCTTGAAATTGATCGCTGGCGATTGGGAACCCTCGGCATGGTTCCTGGCAAGTGCCATAAATGCCACCAGCTACAGGATCCATGTCGAAGCTATCACAGATTTCGTCATACGCTCCATTGTTTGAAAGCGAGTTTGTAAACGGTGTAGCGTAGTTTAAGAACTGAACGATCATATTATTCAGCGGCGGAGGGAATCCCATCACTTGATTGTTGAAATAGGTTTCAGAATTGATCGCGGCACAAGTCGGGTCGTTTGGGCGATCAGTCCACCATTGCTCATCAGCATCTCTTTCACCACTTCCGCATGGTGCAATTGAGTTGCACTCTGCTGCATATGTCTGACTTGAGTCGAAACAAAACGTGCTTGTTGTCATCTGCACCCAGTTTGGAGCGTCTACAGCGCAATCAATAAAGCGGAAGCTATAGAGAGGATCTGGTGTCCCTGCAGGATACTGATAAGAGGTAATCTGCTGCTGACCAAATAGGCAATAGAAAAAGCCCATCAGCCCACCTAGCCCGCCTTCATCGCAAGTTGGGGAAATGATCGTGCAATCACTGTTGCGTTGGCAATTGTCATTGTAGTGCGCAGATATTTTGTAGCGGATTGTGCGTTCTGTTTTCGCGTAGACGGTTCGACCAAACACCGCGAAGATCTCTTGCTGCGTACCGCTCGGCGCAAACGTCAAGAGAAGCGACACCTCTTGCCAGGTTGTGACTTTGTAGAACAGTTCAAGGTCCTCTACCTTGAACGTAAAGACGTAATACTCAGTCGGCTTGCATCCGCCCCACTGCGTATAAATGTTTGGGTAGAATGGATCTTCTTCATAGTCTTTCGCGTTGTACCAGGTGGAACACGGAACGCAGGAACCAGCAGGAACAGGACCACCACCGGGACCACCGAACGCCTCGCCGTAGCCAACTCCCTCAAATCCTCCCCCACCTGGACCACCGCCACCTTGAGGATTGCAGCACCCTAAATTGTTTCCTAATCCTGACCACGAATTGTAGAACGCTTTCCAGCAGTCGCCCTGGGTTCCATCCCATGCCACGGCAGCGGAGTAGTCAACAATCTCATATTCCACTGGAGTGGAGCAATATCGCAACACCAGCGAGCAACCCGGTATAGCGTTGATCGCTTGGTTGATGGTCCACGAATAGGTATCGCTGCCAACCGATGCGGCAATCGTGGTGATCGTCTCAGTACATGGACCACAATCACCTTCACCGCAGCACGTACACCCTGCCCCGTGTTTGTTAGCCATTGTTGATCCCAAAGACTACCTGGAGAGTACGCGCAGCACCTTCGCTAGATCCGCTCACCAGCTTGAGATTAGTTGGCGTCGTGGATGGTCCACCGATTGCACCACGGAACGCGGCAGCATCGAGGCACACATGGCGACTTGTGCCTACTGTCACGCTGTACTCCGTGCCCTCTTTGTAGACTGGCTTATAAGTCGTTCCGCCATCGTCGCTAACCTCGAATTTGAGGCTAGTCCCAGTCAACGCGGATGGAGTGACAACAGCCAGAGGCACCTTATCCAGAGGCACGGCTACCGCGGCACTGGTCGTTGCTCCGTTCGCGATCACCACATTCGCCCGCTCGATTTTTGTTGCCATGTTTAGCAATCCTCAAAGTCAACAAACCAATATCCAGAATACCATTCACGTTTGCATTGAACCCATTTGTCCGCAGCAATTGAAGCGGCGGAGATGTTGTATACCGTGTGAGTTGTGCTGGTGCTGGTCAGCGTAGTGCCCACCAGTTTATAGGCTGTCACAGTCCCGCTTCCAGCAGTCGTCCCGCTTCTCGCTGTGATCCCACCACTGTTCACCTTGGCAATCATCGCGGCACCTGGGCGAGCATAAACATCGATTACAATCAGCGTGCCATCCTGGGTGCGGGTGGCTAGGAAGAAATCGTTATCTTTAATCAGCCGATCGCTGAGGTTGAACACCTCAGTAATCACACTGGTGCTGTTGGGTGTGTGGCCCGAGATAGCGTCGGTTGTCTTGTCCCTGGTAGCCACCCTTGCGTCGCCCGATGAGACTACTGGCGTAGCTGCGCCATAATCACCCGCGGGGATGTCTTCTTCAGCCTGCATCAGCCAGGTGGCCCCAGTATTGGCTGGCACACTGCGAGCACCTGGTGTGCTGTACGCTCCAACCTGTTCGCGTACTAGCTTTTGTACCGCCTTGGCTAGCTCAGTGCTTAAGACTGCGTACTGCTTCGTCATGCCCAACTCCAGGGACCAAGTTGGAGGTCGTTAAAGTTGGCTGACTTGTAGCGATTGAAACTGGGCGAGATAAACACTGGAGTTGTTAGGCTAGTATTTTTACCGCCCGATCCGTTAAGGTTCCCGGTAGTCTGCTGGAAAGCATCGTCGCCGAACGGAACCTTGGCACCTGTCCCCTTAGATCCGCCCGACCAGTAGTAGGTTCCTTCGTCCAGTAGTTTGATCTTCCAGCCCTCGCCGTTGTTGCTCCAGAATTTGAACTGGTACTCCACGTTCCAGTAAGCTACCTGTTCTTTCCGCTCCTGAGTCGCACTGATCGAAGCACACAGCACCGTGTTAGCGGCAGCACCCCAAAACGCTTGCGAGTTTACGCGGTTCATGTAGTTCGGAATCTGGGTGTAGTCAAAGTACAGCTCCGCTCTGCTGATCGTCAGCACCTGGATTGTTTCAGGCGTGGTCAGTGGTGGCAGTGACTCGCCAGCCGAGTTGTAGAAAGGTCGCGTAGGATCCTGAGCATCGAAGAGTAGCGGAACCTCGATCGTCTCAGCGGACCATGACCACCTGGGCGTGATGTCCCACGGTTCCTGATTCGATTCGTTGGCCTTGATCGTTTGGTTGTCAAAGACGCACTCCACCTCCCAGGTGGCTGGTCCAATCTCCGTGCATGTGCGGGAGATGCAGTACGCGCCGGCTGCAATGTCCGACGCGGCACCGATGGCAGGGATCCCGGGAACCAGGACCACTTCGTTCTCCCGCGCATCCTCATCGGGACTACCAGCGAGCCCCACGCCATCGGTCATACGGACAACAAAGACTACCGAATGCTGGAGGTTAACCCTTAGCTTATCTAAGTCGAACGTCTCTTGGCTGTTGATCCCTACGCGCTTGCCAATCACGGCACTCATAGTGCGAACTCCACAAAGGCGGCGGCTGGGTTTGTGAGTGCTTTAGCGATCTTCTGAAGGAACGCTGCTTGCTGTCGTTCAAGAACCAATTGCTGATTCATCGCGTTTTCGCGGAACTTCTCGAAGGCGGCTGTACTGGTCGCTTCCAGTGCTTGCGGCTGAGCGAGTTGGACGGCTTGCTGGGTTGCGTCTCTCGCTGTGGCGCTGACGTCCTCAGCACCTTCCCGAACCGCTTCGGCTCCAGGTGCGGCGGCTTTCATTAGATCGATCCCGCTGAACTGCTCGAAGGTAGCCCGTACCTTGTCGGCTGCTTTGGAAGTACCTTCGGCGGTTAGATCCTGTGCCTCGGTAGCGTCTGCTAGGTTGGCGGCTTGTGCTTTGGATTCCGCTTCGTATGCTGAGCGTAGCGTACTCATCTGATCGCGGAATTGATCGAGTGCCTTTTGCCCTAGGTTGTCAGGGTTGGTCAGTTCATTCAGTGACGTCTGCATCTGATCGCGGTTCTCGTCGCGGATCCGTTGCACCGTAGCTTGTACTTCCTTCGCGATGTTATCGATGTTCTGCACCACATCAGCACCGAACGTGCGGCGGGTCAGTGGGTTATTGACCAGCACACGGAACAGCCCAAGAAAAATATCCGTTGCACTTGCTGCCATGCCGATGATGAACGATAGGCCAGCCCGCAGTCCGTGGAATGCACGGATCGCAATGTCCAGTGGCGTGTTGACGTATGCGAGAGTTTGACCGAGCAGATTGAAAACCCTGGCTGAGTTGTCAACGCCAGTAGCATTCAGATCGAGGTTGACTAACAGATCCTTCAGCATATCGATGAGCATCGTTGCATACGGCAGAAACGCTGTGCCGATCGCTGTGGAGACTTCAATCCAACCGGCCTGCAACGCTTTGAGTTGGTTCGCGAATGACATGCTGGAGCGGTCAACGTCGCCCTGTGCTGCTGCTGTGCCGGCCAAGATGATATTGTACCTGGCCATCGCTTTCTGTGCGTCGTTGGCTGTCTGCGGGTCGAGTCCTTGCTTGAGCAGCTCCGCTTTCATTGCAGTCTCGTTGACGATCACCCCGAAGCGTTTCATTGGCTCGGACTCGCCAACGATCGCAGAACGCAACGCCTCGAAAGCGTCAACGTCTGCGGCATTGTGGAAGCTCGCCAGATCGTAGGAAAGCTGCGTTAGATTGCGGCTCATCTCGGCAGCGGCTGCTGGATCTACTCCCATCGGGATGACCAGCGATTGAGCATCAGCCATGAACCCGAGAACCTCGGAGCGGCTACGCCCCATCGTCGCGGCAAACTGATCGCCCCAAGCTTGCATTGATCGAGCATTCTGGCCGAAGACTACGTCAAACTTGTTTAGCGTCTCCTCCAGCGTGCTTGCATTGCGGATGGCATCGGTGATCCCAACAGAGATTCCGAACGCAGCACCGAGGGCGGTTGCCTGGCCAATGAGTGATCTCATCATGCGGCTGAGCATGTTTAGGCTGTTGCCAATCGCACCGAACCCGACCCGCCCGACCATCTGTACCTGGGCTGAGAACTTCTTGATCTGGGCTTCCATCGACGCAAAGGCACGGCGGAAAGCGGCCTGGCCTTCTACCCCCATCTCAACATATGCGCGGCCTGCAAACTGTGCCATTAGCCGAACCTCGCCTTGTAGTAGTCAACCCAAATCTTTGTCATCTTTTTTGCGTGCCTAGCCCTAGCCACTGACATCGTTGGACGCTGCGGCATCCTGAAAGACATTGGCCTGCCAGTCTTGCTTGTAATCAATCCTAAATCCTGGTGAGCTATTGTCGTTTTGCCTTTGCGTCGTTTGATGTTTTGCAGCGTGATCAGTGTCGGAATATAGCGAACTTTAGCGGTAAACGTCCCGCCATATTCATGCAACTCGGCACCCCATTTAGAACCAAGCTTTCGCCCCCAGGCAGCAAACCCGATTTTGACATCTCGCTTTGCTAAGTCAACTTCGTAGATGATCTTGCGGATTCCGAAGTCACGATCCCCATATCTCGCCATCGGTGGTTTGCCTGGTGGCCTGGGCTTGCGTCCCTTCTGATAGACTGCAACAGGCTTACCGTCGATCACCTCAGTTCTAATCTGCTTCTGTGGCTTGACTGGATTCCCGATGAGCTTCCTAGCATCCTGCCTAATGATCGCACCGAACCTTTCAAGTGCTCGGCGGTCGATGTCCTGGAGTGCCGATATTCTGCGGTTGGCTTGCTGGATGATCCGCTGAAAGCCCCGTGTTTTTGCTTTCAGCTTGAGCATCGCGTTTATCCTTTGGAAGCATCAGTTTCAGCATCGAAATAGTCTGCGAGTTGATCGGCCACCGCTCCTTGCCATCCTTTTTCCCGGCGTCGGCAAAAAGCTCTGGACGGGCTCCCCTCGCCATCTCCATTAACTGCCAGGCTGTAAGCCCTGCTGGGTCGATTCCGACGATTCCAGCCAGTCGATAGAGAGCTTGCCAAACGCTTGTTTGATCCGCTCTGCCTGTACCTCCTGGCCCCGCTTGCTGCTTGACCACAGACCGGCCAGCAGCTCCTTTTTTGCGGGTGCCAGGCGCGAAAAAAAACCAGACCATTCCTCCATGAAAGCATCGATCCCAGCGGACAAAGCATCGCCATCTAAGCGATCACCAAACGTCCTGCAATCAATGCCCAATGCTTGGGCCTGATCCATGCAGATAAACCAAAGAACATCCATCAATGTCGGGATGTCAGTTGGCATCTGCTCAGGGGAGTCCAGTAGATCGATCTTTAGATTCTGCTTGATCGCCAGTAGGTTACCGACCGTCAGTTTGATCTGCCACTGATGGCCGGTAGAATCCTTAAACGCTCGCATGTTGAAACCTCGTTAGGATGACTGCAAAAACTACGTTGCAGTATACCAAACAGGGGCGGAGTTGGCGTTCTTCACTGGTCGCAATGAAACGTCCACCATCAACGCCTCGCCGAGGTTCTCATTACGTGTGAAGCTCTTCACCATCATCGTGGCCCGCAGCCCCTCACTGCCGGTCGTTGCGACCAGGCCATCGAGAACCAAGATTTCAACCGAAGTGTTGTTGATGAATGCACCCTGGAAGGCATCAAAGTCAGCGTCGCCGGTATCCCAGAGCATCCCGAATTCAACGGTAGCATCCTTCATCCCGTCAACGAATTCCTTCCAGCCACCAGACGCCCGAGTCGTTACGTCGGTTTCGTCCTTCTCAAGGCTCAAGGTTAGATCCTTGACGTTGCCAATGAGATCCCAAACAGGAACGGAATAGGTTCCGGTGTTGCGGTAAAGCTTCGCGTTTTGGCTCAGTACGTGTGCCATTAAATAGTCCCCTTATAGCGGATGGAAATGGTTGTCTGTAGGACGCCATCTTCGGCCACCCGGTTAGGGTCGAATGGCTCCAATTGCTCGATCTCATGAACGTATAACCCAGCCAGGTTATTGGCCGCTAAGCGATCCATTAGTTCCTGGCAGAGCGTCAAAAATTGTCCCGTCTTAGTCTCCTGCGCTGCTTCAGTCCCGCTGCAATCAGTACGAAGAACGACACCAACGGTGTAAATCTTCGTCCAAAGGTTGCTACGGCTAAGTAGTTCGCGGGATTGTTCGGCACTGTGTACCGTGACATCCCAGCCAGTAAGCACATCCCGATCATAAATCGGTACTAGCTTCTTAGCGGTCGTCACAGTCTGGCTGTACGTCCCGCCCTGGATGAGCGAGACAACAGCGTCAACTAGATCCACTGGCAAGGGCATTAGGTTTCCTTTGTGTGGATCCTCAAAGTTTGCATCGTCTGATCCTGGTATCGCCAGGCAGCCTCACCACCGACCGAAAGCACCTTGTAAATCTTGGCCCCTTCAGTGATCTGATCGCCACGCTGAGGGGTTATCACAACGCCACCGATCTTTAGTTCCGATGCAAGCAGGATGTAGTCTCGGCTTTTGATCTGCTCGATCACCGATCCATCCTGCGTGACATCATGAACCGACCGGCCAGGGACAGCCCTGGAAATCGTCACAGACGATGCGCCGCGGGTATAGGTGATCGACACTCCATGAATGGAGCGAGCGGCCTTATGTGCGGCGATGACTGCGGATTCCAGGGCTGTTGTCATTGCGTTACCTCAGTGGACTAGGATCAGGTCAACAGGGTTTCGGTGCTGCCGATCTGATCCGTCACAACGATGGGAACCCCGAACGATTCAGATGGGAATGGTGCAGGTGCTCCAGTCGGGTTGGTCGCTGTCCGGCTGGACTGCAACTGACGGTGCGATCGTCGGTTCATCACGATGTAGTTAGGACCACGGGAAGCAGGGAACTTTTCCAAAGCCTGAGCAATCAGGCTGTCGGTCAGACCCTTGCCGGAGTCGGCAGTCAGGTTGGCGATGCGGACAACGCTGTAGATCGATCCAACCTTCAGGCCACACCAACCAACGATTGGGTGGTAGTAAGCTGGGAAGCGACCAGTAGTGGATCCGGCACGCTCAACGATCTGCCGTTCACCGATCGAAATGACGCCCTGCTGTCCCCACAGGACTTGGCAGTCAGCATCGCCGGTGCGAACGAGGTACACCGAAGAACCAGTGGCAGAAGTCGTTCCACCAGCACCGACCACCTGGGCATCGCTCAAGCCGTTCAGGTTAGCTTGGCCAGCAAACCCAGCAAACCCACCAGCATCGTTTCCGGTGCCATAGAAGATTTGCTGCTCAACCTCGGCCATCGCCTGTCGCATGTGGGCGAGTGCCTCGATCCCCATCATGTGTTCCAGGCCACGCTCATCAGCGGTCGCGGCTGCGATGTCAACGGCGAACGAAGCATCGAGCACCTTGAGGTCCAGCGTCACGCTGGTTTTGGTGCCCTTCTTGTTTTCGATCCCATCATTGACATCACGGAATCCAACCGCTGGGTTGGCGGTGATCTTGCTGTACTTGAACGTGTTGCCAAGCACGGTTCGCGCTGCGAGCACGCTCAGGAATGGTGCATCGTCAAGGACATCGCTAACAAGGATGTCCATGTCGGTTTTGTTGAAATGCGCCACATCGGTCGTCGTCAGGTAGCTATCAGCCATAATTCAAAGTCTCCGTTTTGGTTGCGTTGGTAAAAATCAGTTCGAGCGAGGAGCGAACGCCCCAGCCCATCGAATCGCCTTCTCATCAGCACCAGCCTTAGCAAGCTTCGCTCGTCGCTCTGCTGCTTCGATCTGAGCTGCGGTCAACTCCTTGCCAGCAGGAGCGGCACTCAGTGGCTGCTCCTCGCCAAGCTTTCCTTCGATCGCTGCAAGCTTCGCGGTTAGCTCATCCACCTGGGATTGCAGCTTCGCATTAGCCTCGCCAATCTCGCCGTTGACGATCGACAGGCATTCCTGCATCGTCTTGCCTTCAAGGAACCACTTGGCCCCCCGATCACCAAACGCAACCATGTAAGGTTGCGCAGCCTCAAGGCTCATCGCAGCGGGTGCAGGTGCCACAGGTGCGGCCTGTTCCTGCTGCTGAGTCTCGACAGCGTCCACCGCTGCATCAGCCATAACTTCTTCTCCGTAGTGAAGCGACAGAAAACCAAGTAGTCTTTCAACTACTTCCTTTTTCGGAACACCCGAAAAGTGAGTCTCAATCAGCGAGCTAACAACCGGTGCCAAGTCTCGCTTGTCGTATAGATCAAAGAGCCCACCACGGGTCGCGGCTGGCTCATCAACAAAGTCAACAGCCCTCAGCCCCTTGATTCTCAATGGTGCTTTTTCGCCTGGCTTGAGGGATTCCAAAGCGGCTAGCATCTCATCAGAGAAGTCAGCCACGATCGACAATCCAAACGTCTCGGAATCCTCTTGGGCGAGCTCCAGGAGGTACGCTCCCTGCTGACCCTTAGGACTGTTATCACTTGCCGAAAGCATGGTGAAATCAGCGTAGACAGCGTTTCCCTCAACGCGGAAATTCCGTGCCCTTGCAACGGTGGTCCCGAGGCCATCGCTAGACATGTGCGGGTGCGTCCAGCGTGCTTTGATTCCGCGGGTTGCACCGTTGCCGATGTCAGCGACCTGCTGGAGCGTGACAGCATCAACGACGATTGGCCGAGAGTCGTTTAGACTCCCTGCCTCGATCACCTTGGCCCGCTTGATCGTTCGGCCATCAACACCGCTTGCCGGTGCTTTGGTAGCCTGGCTACGAAACATCGTTAGGCGGCTGTTGCCCATTGTCTTCTCCTTCGCTTTCGGTGGTCTCTTCCGGGACGTCAGGCTCAGCCATGACAGGGACAGTAACCAGCCCTTCGGTCGATTCGTCGAAGCCGTATTGAGTAAGGTAGTCCCGCTCCTCAGCAAGCTTGCGCACCACATCCCGCCAATCGTCGCCGTACTTCTCCCGACGGATCTCTGAGCGAGTGCGTAGTTTGCCTTCGACGGCCATCAGGTCGCCTGTGATTTCTTGCTCTGGATTCCAATAAGGCACACCGGCTGGGATCCAGTCCCAATAGATTTGATCGATCTGCTGTACTCCCGCAGGCATCGAAAGAATCCCTGCCGCCATCCACTGCTGGATCTTCCAAACGGTGATGCGGTCGAGCATCTCTTTCAAATCTTCTCGCTTCGATTTGCAAGCCTGCTGATACTGGATAAGAGCAGCGCGGGAACCAAAGAAGTTCGTGTACGCTTCATCGTAGAACGACCAGGGAATATCCAAACTCTTTAGAGCAGCTTGCAGGCTAAGAGTCAGGAACGCCTGGAACTCTGTTGATGGGTGGCGTGACTCAAGGAACTCAGCCTTATCACCTGGATCTAGCTCAAGCTTGACGGGACCACGGCCAAGGTCAACTTTGTATTCATCGCCATATAGCTCCGCGTCATCGTCTGCCATTTCGCGGGTAATGGCGAGGGCGAAGAGTTGTGTGATCTTCGCCTTAGCCCGAGCGTAATCAGTAACTTCCAGGCTGTCCTGGAATGATGCGATCGCGGATGTAAGCGGGCTTACTCCACGCACCTGATCGAACGAATCGAAGTAGGCAAGCTGAATGACGTTGCCCGCGCTGATGTCCCGCTCAAAGGTGTATTGGCCATCCAAAGAACGCGACCACACTGCAACGCGGTTCATCGATCCGCCAGCACCAACTTTGATACCGTGGACCCAGTTGTACATTGGATCGACGCGGTTATCGGGTGATCGTACGCGATCGCCCTCGATAGCCTGTAGGCGTCCATCACGAAGTTTGACTAGAAACACATCACCGTCCAACACCCGACGCATCTCGGCCAGGCGGACCATGCGGCGCAGCGAGTGACGGCCAGCGATGTCGCAATTGATGGGGCGGTTGTACCAGTTCATGAGCGCCTCAAGGCGTTCATTGAAAACTGGGTCGTCAGTGTTAGCCTGAAATGTGAACGTCGAAACATAGTCTAGGTGTTTACGGATCGCCCAAGCCGCTACGCTGAAATTGCGGTTAAGCTCCCGAGCACCCTCGATAACCCTGCGTCGCTTCTGCGAATCTAGCAACGCATCACTAGACTGGATCCTCGTCCCTGGGTCGCGACGCTGCTGGTTCGGTTCGGCTGCGATGTACCGCCCAAAACGTGAAAGCCAGTTTGTCGCGGCACTGCGTGCTTCTTTAATCATGGGAGTTTCCTAGATTAAAGTTGCTCATCCGCGATCTGGTGCGGCTATAGCGGGTGACTTCCTTCCGCCAATACTGAAGCTCTTTCATCGCCTGCGAGCGGTCAAAATCAACGCTCGTTCCGTCAACGGAGACGCTGACGATCCCAGCACCGGAGGCGATCTGGGTTTCCAGAGAATCCACCATCGACTTGGCGAATTCCAATTTGCGATTACGCTCAGAAAAGTCTGGATTGCTCATGCAAACATAAAAGCAGAATTCAGGCGATTTTCGCCCGAGTTACCTAACAGATTCTGACTATTTTGGAGAGATTGGCCCAACTTCTCGCAAAATGGATGGCTGGTTGCAGAACTTGCAACTAACCCGGAATCGTCGGATCTCCTGATTCAATTCCGGGTATGTGGCGTGATAATGGGCTCCCTGCTGCTTTAGTAGCCCGCCACACTTCCCACAATGCGGGCAGCAAGGGACTTCGTAGGAAACGGTGGGCGGCTTCTTCTTTGGCTGGTTCATAGGTAGTCAACGCTC